GTATCTGACATTCTTAAGCCAGTAACTGATGGTCTAGGCAATCCTACTGGGCTTAGTTTAAGTAGCACTGGTGTAAGCATCTCTGGCGTAGTGTCAGCTAATGCTCAGAACATTGTTGGCGGCACTGCTGGATCTGTTCTCTATCAGGCTGGCGTAGGATCTACTGGCTTTGTTGTTCCTGGTACTTCTGGTCAATTCCTACAATCTAACGGTACTAACGCTCCAACATGGGTGACTTTTAACGCTGGAAGCATTGGAGCTTTGCCGTTGTCAGGCGGTACGCTTACTGGTCAATTGTCTCTTAGCAATTACACTATCGCTAATGTTGGAAATCCAGTTAATGCTTATGATGCGGCTAACAAGTCCTATGTTGACTCAAAAGCATCTGGCCTTAATGTTAAATCATCGTGCGTAGTAGCTACCACTGTAAACATCACTCTTTCTGGAACTCAGACTATTGATGGAGTTGCTGTAACTGCTGGCCAAAGAGTGCTGGTCAAGGATCAGTCAACGCAATCACAGAACGGCATTTATGTTGTCTCCGCTAGTACATGGTCAAGATCATCAGATGCTTCTACTTGGGCTGATCTCATTGGCGCGACTGTGTTCATTACGTCAGGATCAACGCAAGCATCTAGCACTTGGACCTGTAACGCTACTTCTGGTGGAACCATTGGCGTCACTGCTGTTGTATTTGTTCAGTTTTCTGCTAGTCAGTCTTACACTGCGTCTAACGGCATCACCTTAACGGGCAACAATTTCACACTGACTTCGCCTGTTCCTCAATCACTTGGTGGTACTGGATCAACAAGTATTGGCGCTGGCGTAGTCTATTCAGACGGAACAAGCCTTACTCCAGCCAATGGCGCTCAAATTGCATCATCTATTGGCACTGCGACTGTTGTAAATTCAACGAACTCCACTAATGCAACTTATGCCAACAATTTAACTGGCGGTACGGTTGGAGATCTTTTATATCAATCAGCATCTGGATCAACCGCAAAGTTAAATATCGGATCTGCTGGTTTCATTCTAACTTCAACAGGAACAGGCCCAGAATGGGGATTAGTTGCTCCATATGCTGCTAGACTACAATATGGCACTGCCGGATCTATTCCATATCAAACTGGATCAAGTTCTACAAGTTTTTTGGCAATTGGTGCAAATAATTACGTTCTTACATCAAATGGAACTAATCCAGTATGGGCACCTGCGGCGTCTGGAGGCTCATCAGTTTTTGTTGATGTTACGCAAGCTCCATATAATGTTGTCAGTGACAATACTGGAGCATATGCGGCGGCTAACACCATTGCAATGCAGCAAGCGATTAACGACATAAAATCTACAACATCAAACTTTCTGACTCCTCATAAAATACTTTATGTTCCAAGCGGATATTATTGTTTCAATGCAAAATTAATTGTTGACGCCTGGATTAATATTGAATGTCATAGCATTTGTGTTTGGTCATGGGCATTTAATACATCAACTCCAACAAATGTTGGTCTTCTTATTGATTATTCTGCAAATCGTTCTTACAGTCTTTCACGCATAAGACTTCCAGCAATGCAAGGTCCTGTTGGACAGTCTACCGGCTATCCAGGATATTCATCACCAAGCTGGTCATACAATTTAAATCTTAGAAGAGGCAATGCTGTAGAGGTTAGGGGTGGATATTGGCTTGATATATCAGCTAATCATATAAGCGGCTTTGAAAACGCATTTTTAATTAATGGAACATCCTCATCATTTGCTTGTGACAACATTAATGTTAATGTAAATACGATTGATCTTTGCGAAAAAGGATTTAATATAACTGGTTATGCTAATGGTGTTACTTGCGTAGCAAACACTTTATTTTGTAAATATCCTTTTTATACTGATACATCAGCATCTTCTCTTATAGATGCTGTCAACATGAAATGCACTGGCGCGGCATTTGTCAATGAGCTAAATGGATGTGCAATTTATGCAGTAGGGACTTATTTAAGGAACTCATCCTTTTACATTGAAGCATGTAAGGCAGGCTATCAATCAGATTCAACAACTTATTCTGGTCAATCAGTACCATCTAACACTGTATGTGCGTATTTAGGCGGCAATCTGTATCCATTAGGCGAACTTGGATACGGCAATGTTTCGCAAACAACGGGGTATTTTGCTGGTAATTTTTGCACTATAAATGTTGGAATTGTTAACGATGGAGACGCAGCAAGCTCTCCAATACCAGCAGCGGGCAATATGATTCGCGTTAGAAACGCTGGAAACAACAACATAAAAATTCTTCACAATGATTACTATGCTGTTGCTACCGATTACACGTTTATTACATGCACCGCAACAAGGGGCGAACAATATTACAACGGTGGAGTAGGCTCGGCTCCTCATGCCAAAGTTGTTCCATGCACAACGCCAAGCATGAGCCTAGTTCCTGGTGTAACAATAACTAGATGGGCATATCATCAACTTATAAATGGTGGTTTGCCAGGGACAAAGATGCAGTCTTTGATTATTGGAAGGGTTTATAATGATCCAAGCGATTCTTATGTTGTAATCAAAGCAACAGTTGATGGTACAAACAATAGAGAAATATTAATTGAATTCTATAATTCAAGCCCAACAACAACATATAATGGATCTCTTAATTTCTTCTTGATCATTCCAAACTGATATGGAAAATGAACTAGCTTGTTTAAAAGCAAAATGCGCGGTTCTTGAAGCTCAGATCATTGCATTAAAAAAACAGTTAATCGAATCTACTAAGCCAGTAGAGGAATACATTAACAAAGAACATTTCACTTCCAAATAATCTGGTGAAAGAATGTCTAGATACTTTACAGTTAAGCTAATTCCTCCTCTTGGCGGTCAACTTGGGGACTGCAAGTATCAGGTCTTTCATCACGGCACTTTTGCGCCAGTAAATATCTACTCAGATCAGGCTTGCACTCAATTCATCTCATCTCCAGTTGATCTAGTTGATGACATGATTGAGTTCTTTGTTCTAGATGGCGCTATTGAATACGATATTCTTCTTGGCGGTGGAAATCTTATCCGCACTCCAGTTATTGAAAACATCTGGCAGATTGCTGGCAACATCTGGGAATTGTCTGCTGTTTATTGGCAAAATGACACTAATCTTTGGGCATCTACTGCGCCGTATGAGCTACAAACAAAGACTGTTGCAAACGTAGGTCAGCTATACACTGGCAATGATCTAGTGCGGGCAGCAATGCGATTGATCCAAGTGTCATCTGTTGATACGGATCTAACCGCGTCTGAATTGACTGACGGCCTGGAGTCTCTTAACAGAATGCTGGACTCTTGGTCGCTTGATGAGCTAATGCTCTATGAAGTCATCAGGGAAACCTTTCCGTTAGTTGCTAATCAGAATCCGTACACTATTGGTCTTGGCGGTAACTGGAACACAGTTCGGCCAATGAAGATTGTTGGCGCTTATCTAACGTTAACAAATAGTTCCTTGCCAGTCGATTATCCGATGCAAGTTCTGAACTATGACGATTACAACGCGATTCGTCTCAAAACTCTTAGCACTAACTTTCCAGGGTACTTGTACTATCAGCCTAGCTTTCCGATTGCTGAAGCGTATATTTATCCTGTTTATGCGCCAAACGCACAATCTGGCACTTCTCCTGGGACCATCACGATTACGTCTTGGAAGCCATTGCCAATTATTGCTGATCCTACGGCTTACATTGAACTTCCTCCAGGTTACTGGGAAGCCATTGTTTTCAATCTTGCAGTCAGAATTGCTGAAGAATATCAGTTCGACATGCGGCAAACTACCGTACAGCTTGGCATTAGCGCATTGAAGCGTCTGAAAAGAATGAATCAGCGAACTGAAACATTGCGGACTGATGTAGCTCTCATGAATACGTCACAGTTGAGATACAATATCTACTCAGACGGCTACGGACGCTAATCATGCCAGAAAGCATACAACTATCGGTTCTAGGTCCAGGAGTAGAAGGTAGATCAAAATCTATTGTTGCTCAGAAACGCCAGAATCTTTTTCTAGAAGTTAAAGCGGAAAAGGATAAATCCAATCTTGTCGCGTATGGAACTCCTGGGCTTAAATTAATTACAAGCCTTGGAAATCAGCCTGTTCGCGGCATGTGGTGGTGGGAAGCCAGAAACGCATTATTTGTAGTTGCATATAATCAGCTTTATCAAGTTTATTCTGATGGAACCTATGTATCCATAGGACAAATAAATACAACGGCTGGATGCGTATCCATGGCAGACAACGGTCTACAATTAATGATTGTAGATGGTCAAAATGGCTACATTTTTCAGCCAGAAACTGGCGAGCTAACTTACAATTTTCCAGATTATATTCTTAGAGCATACACAGTAGACGCTACAACTCATGTTGTCACTGTTGTTGAGACTCAAGGATATGTAAGTTTATATCGCTATGTTGGTCAAAACATAACATTTAGCACTGTTAGCGGTGATGTCCCAAGCGGAACTTATACAATTACATCTGTTCTTGGTAACACATGGACATTTGCTGCGGCAAGCGGCACTATTAACGGTACTGCTAACGTAAATAATGACAGAGCAATTCTGGTCAATGAAACTTTAACCAGCAGAAAAACGGGCCAGCAAGTAAAAGTACAGCGCATAACTGGAGATCTTCCAGTAAATCCTGTTCTTGGGACAGCAACTTATACGGTAAAAGTTCCTGAGACAAGTGCGCCATATCTGATTAATGGCGTTCAATACGTTATTAAAGATGTTGCTAACTCTGACTTTACTCTTGTTGGAGCTTCATTAAATCAATCAGGAATTGTATTCACTGCAAACGTACCAACTGTAACTGCTGGTAATTTTGTTGTTGGAAAAACTTACACCATTGGATTTGTAGGGACAACAAACTTCACCACGATTGGATCATCATCTAACGTCATTGGAACAACGTTTATAGCAACTGGTGTTGGCACTGGCACAGGATATGCCTATCAATCAGCAAGCGGGCTTGGCGTTGTAACTGATGCAGATGACTGGCTTATCAGCTATCAAGATCCTTGGCCCGCAACATCTGGCACACTAAAAGTTATAGATAACTTTAGATCTATAACAAGCTCTTACACTGGCGTAAATTTTCCAGGGGCTAACACTGTAGTCTTTATTGATAGCTATTTTGTCATTAATGTTCCAAACACTAAGCAGTTTTGGCTATCTGGACAATACGATGGCTTTAACTGGGACCCATTACAGTTTGCTAGCAAAGAGGCGTATACGGATGATCTTCAAGCGGTCTTTGTAGACAATGGAAATCTTGTCCTGCTGGGAACTATTTCTCAAGAATACTGGCAAAACACTGGATCATTTCCATTTCCTTTTCAAAGGATTGCTGGCTCACCTACGGACATTGGCCTTGCTGCTCGTTGGTCAGTTGCTAGATGTGCTGGTGAAATGTTCTATCTCGGTCGCACTAGGCGCGGTGGGATCTCTGTTATACGCATACAGAATTATCAGCCAGTTGTAGTCTCTACGCCAGATTTAGACTATTTGCTAACGCAATATGAAAATGTTGGCGATGCTATCGCGTTTGGCTATCGTCAGAACGGTCATGAATTTTATCAAATCTCTTTCCAGAAAGAACAAAAAACTTGGCTTTTTGATGCAACGACAGATGCTTGGAGCGAACTAGTCTCTGGTAGAGAAACAAGGCATTACGCTAACTTTGGCGCTCAATATAGAAATCAAATTGCGGTCACTGATTATCGCAATGGCAATATTTATATTCTAGATCCACAGACTTACACTGACAACGGAGACTTGATTGCTAGAGAGTTAATCACTCCGCATTTGTTTGCAAGCACTAGCTTTAACAAGTTGCATATCTATAGATTGCGATTGGACATGCAACAGGGCGTTGGTGTAATTGGTGGAGATGCTGGTGATATTTACATAAACACCCAAAATAGCGAGATTATTGAGTCACAGTCTGGAAATCTTTTTATCACAGAAGAGTCTGGGTTATCACAAAGATCAATTCAGCCACAGATCATGCTACAAGTCAGTAGAGACGGCGGGTATACTTATGGTCGTGAAATGTGGACTAGCTTTGGCGCAATTGGTCAATATTTGCGAAGAGCGGAATGGCGGCGTTTGGGTGTAAGCCGATCATTTGTGTTCAAGTTCAGAGTGACCGATCCAGTGAAAGTAGTCATCATTTCGGCAGCAGCGTATGCAACTATGGCGGCTAAATAATGAACTTTCCAAAAGCTCCAAATCAATCAGCTATTGCTGACAAAGAAAGTAAAGCCAATGGTGTTTGGTCGCAGTGGTTTGATCGAGTTCAATTGATTCTTAATGCCTCTACTAGCAGTGGGACTACAAAGAATAGACCTACTAATAATCTTTATGTCGGCCAGCCTTATTTTGACACTGATCTAAATAAGCCTGTTTATTGGAATGGTTCAACCTGGGTACATTGGTGATTTATGCCACTTAAAAAAGGATGTAGTAAAAAAGTTGTTTCTTCTAACATTAAGACTGAAATGGCTGCTGGTAAACCACAAAAGCAAGCTGTTGCAATTGCAATGTCTAAAGCTGGAAAGTCTAAGCCAAGTATGAAGAAAAAGTAATATAATGAACGCAATTGTTCCAGCAGGAGTTCAACGCATTCAAGGACTTAGGTCCTGCATGGAAGAAGGCGTTAAGCGCGGTCTTTTAAAAGAATATGAACCGCCATTGGAGCATTTCTTTGCTGATGGTTTGTATGCTAGGCGCAACTACGTCAATGCTGGAATTACAGTAATTACTAAGACTCATTTGTCTGAGCACATAACAATTGTTCTAACTGGACAATGTGTTGTTTATGATCAGAATGGCGAAAGAAAATCTGTACAAGCTCCGCAAGTTTTCGTTACTAAACCAGGAACTTTAAGGGCAATTTATTGTGAAACTGATACAAGTTGGGTGACTGTTCATACATCTAACACAAATTCAGTTGCAGAAATTGAAGATGAAATATTTGCGGATACTTATGAGGATTATCAAATGATTGCAGAACAAAAACTTCTTGAG